GACCCTCCGTTCCCGGTCTTAGAGGCGATTAAAACGTGGTCTCAGGGCAAGTCTGTGACGATTGAGTGGGTGTCTGGATGCTACGGTTTAGCAGTTATCTATGTGCCGACCTTGATGAAGGTATAATCGGCTGGGACGATTGAGGTTTCAATGGCAAATCTGGCTTCTGCCGACGATGTAAAAGAGGCGTTGGGTATCCCCATCCCTGACGACGTTGACGACACCCGTATCGATTTGGCGTGTCTGGCGGCGACACAGATGATCCAGCAGTATTGTCAACGGCAGTTTACGCCGGACGATTCGGCTACTGCCAGGATTTTTGTGGCTGAGTCGTATGCGATCACGTTCGTCGAGGATTTCTATACGACGACCGGGCTGGTTGTTCAGACTGATCCTGGCCGGGACGGAACTTTTAGCCAGACTTGGACGTCTAACGACTATCAGTTGGAGCCGTTGAACGGCAAAAACTATGGTGAGGATTGGCCGTACCATACGATTCGAAGCACCGCCGGACTGTATTTCCCGATGTTCTACGGGGAGGCGCTGGTCAAGGTGACCGCCAAGTGGGGTTGGACTGCGGTGCCGTCAGCTGTGAAGCAGGCTGCCGTGTTGCAGGCCATCACCATTTTCAAGTCGAGTGATGCGCCGTTCGGGGCGACACCGTTCGCCGACACCGGCATCCTGCGCCTTCGGTCTGCGCTCCATCCGACCGCTGCCGGTTTAGTACAGAACTACCGGAAAGAGCCAGTCGGTATCCTGTGAGCGGTAATGTCTCCAGCGCCCTAGACACCCTCAGGCAGGGCTTACGTCAGGTTCAAGGGTTGCGTGTCACGGACTATATCCCAGACACCATCAACGCACCGATGGCGATGGTGACCCTTGATGAGGCCACCTACCATCGGGCTTTCGGCGGTGGCGATGTTGTTATGCGGTTCACGGTGACGGTTGTGGTTGGCAGGGTTTCTGAGCGGATCGCCCAAAGTCGGCTGGATGATTACCTGTCTTATGATGGTCCGTTGTCTATCCGGCAGGCCATCGAGGTCGGCAGCCATTTGGACGGTTGCGGTATTGACACTTTGATGGTTGAACGGGCAGGTAACCTTCAGCCAGTCACTTTTAACGATGTTGTTTATCTGTCTGTGGATTTCACTGTTTTGGTTCACGCCTGAGGAGGCTGTATGTCTTTTGTTGTTGTTGGTGCTCGTGAGGTTGCAGGTAGGAAACCCGGTGAGACGGTGACCGAGAAAGACCTTGGGTTGTGTAATATTGAGTCGTTGGTCGCTGCCGGCCATATCGCTGTGCGTACCGTCAAATCTGTCAAAGCAGAAGAAACCCCTATTGAGGAGCAATAATGGCAAAGCTTGTTTTTAACAATCCGAAGATCACCATCAACAGTGTTGATCTGACCGATCAAATCGCTCAGGTTGCACTGGACATGACGTTCGCTGAGGTGGAAACCACAGCGTTCGGCAACACCGCCGTGACTCGAGTTGCTGGTCTTGGCGATCACTCGTTCTCGGCATCATTCCATCAGGACTTTGCCACCAGTGAAGTTGAGCAGACCATCTATCCGCTGCTCGGCACAACCACTCAGGTCACTGTCAAGCCTGTCAATACGACAACCACCACCGACAATCCGCTCTATACGTTTACCGTTTTGGTGACGGAATGGTCGCCGGTGTCAGGTTCGGTTGGCGAACTGTTGACTGCTGACGTTTCGTGGCCCGTGTCCGGTGGCATCACTAAGACGAACGTCTAGTCATGCAGGCATGGAGGATTACGGTCACTAAGACCGATGGCACGAAAACAGAATTTGAGATCACACCGAGGACCGTTGTGGCGTTTGAACGCTACTTCAAAGTCGGGTTGGCGTCGGCGTTCACCAACGATCAGAAGATGGAACATTTGTACTGGCTGGCTTGGGATTCTGAGCGTGTCGCCGGGAACGTGGTTCCGTTGTTTGATAAATGGTTGGAGACTGTTGTTTCTGTGGATATGGCTGTTGATGCTGCCCCTTTAGACGAGAAGGCCTGACGTATCTTGTTGCCTCGATAGCTGTTGAAACTGGGATTGCACCCAACGAGCTGCTGGATGCTCCTCCCGGCATGTTGGATGCGATTCTGGATGTGTTGAAACGGCGTCAAGAGGAACGGCGTAAGGCTTCAAGGAAGAGGTAGTTGTGGCTAAGGCTGTTAGATCAGAAGAAACAGTCAGGGTCCAGGGCTTAGATAAGTTTCGTAGTGAACTGCGGAAACTTCAACAGCAGGGTGGCGCTGATGGTATTGCCTTGTTGAAAGAGGCGAACTATCGGGTGGCGTCGATGGTCGTGACTAAGGCTCAGAGTCGGGCGTCTGGTGTTGGTCCGATGCAGGCTAAGGCGGCGGCGTCTTTGAGGCCGGGTCGTCAGCAGGCTAGGGCTGTGGTTTCGGGTGGGTCTGCTCGGGTGCCGTTCTTTTATGGTGCCGAGTTTGGTGCTTTGCAGTTCAAACAGTTTTTGCCGTGGAAGAAACCGGGCAACGGGAATACCGGCTATTTCTTGTTTCCAACCATGAAAGCGGAGACGCAGAATATCATTGAGATGTACGGTGAAGAGTTGGACAAGATCGCTAGGGATGCTTTTCCGGATTGATTGGTTGATTAATGGCTGGTACACGCAAACTTACTGTTGAGATTCTTGGTGACGCCAAGGGTGCTTTAGGGGCTTTCGGCCAAGTCGACGGTGGGCTTTCTAATCTTGGTGGCCAGTTTGTTGCTTTCGGCAAGAAGGCTGCCGTGGCTTTTGCAGGTTTGGCTGCTGGTGCCGTTGTTATCGGTCGAGACCTCGTTAACTCTGCGTCCGACCTGGCTGAACAGTTATCTAAAACAAATGTTGTTTTTGGTGATTCTGCTGATGCTGTCATCGATTTTTCTAAGAAGGCTGCCGACGCTTTTGGGCAGTCACAAACGCAGGCTTTGGAAGCGGCCGGCAATCTCGGCATTTTCGGTAAGGCAGCCGGGTTGACTGGGAAAGACCTTTCTGGTTTCACTACTGACCTGATCGGGTTGGCGTCAGACATGGCGTCATTCTCAAACACCACCCCGCAAGAGGCTATTGACGCTCTTGGTGCGGCGCTTCGAGGTGAGGCCGAGCCGATCCGTAAATATGGCGTCCTGTTGGATGATGCGTCAATGCGGGCTAAGGCAATGGAGATGGGCATCTATGACGGCAACGGTGCTCTTACTGCTCAACAAAAAATCTTGGCTGCTAACGCCCTGATCTTTGAGCAGACATCCGACGCCCAAGGTGACTTTGCTAGAACGTCTGACGGTTTGGCTAACCAGCAGCGTATTTTGGCGGCACGCATTGAAAACGTGAAAGCCCGTTTGGGTACTGCCCTTTTGCCGATTGCTTTGAAGGTGGCGGGTGCGTTCTCGACGTTTATTGAGAAGGTTGCCCCGCTGGTTGAACGGTATTTGCCGAAGTTGCAGGATTTGTTCAGTCGGGTGGCCGAGAAGGTGAAGCCGATTGTGGCTGCTATTAAGGACGCTTTAGCGCCGATCTTGGAAAAGATTGGTGACTGGATGAAACGGAATACTGGCACCGTCAAAGTTTTTTTTGGGGTGATCGCCGGTGCGACTGTGATTGCTGCCGTGTCAGCCCTTGCCGCAGCATTCGCCGCCTTGTTTAGTCCTGTGGTTCTTATCATCGGCGCTATCGCAGCTGTCGCCGCCGGCCTGTATTACGCCTATCAGCAGTCGGAAACATTCCGTAATGCTGTCAATGCTGTAGCTCGTTTCTTTAAAGATACGGTTGTGCCGGCGCTCGTCGACGGATTCAACTTCGTGAAGGATGCTGTCGGCAAGTTTGTTGGTTTCTTCCAGGAGCGGATGGATTCAATCAAGGCGGCAATGACAAACATCCGAGAGTTCTTTGAGGGTGTCTTGGATTTCATAGGTTTCTTGTGGGAGAAATTTGGGGACTCTATTTTGGCCCACGTTGAACGAGGGTTTAACGCAGTGAAGGGGGTCATTGAAGGTCTGTTTAAAACTGTTAAAGGGATTTTTGATTTCTGGTTGGGTGTCTTTTCTGGTGACTGGGGTCGAGCCTGGGATGGGATCAAAAACATCGTTAGCGGAGCATTGCAAACGATCAAAGGCGTTGTCGAGATGGCCGTGTCCCCAATCGTTCTCGCTTTTGATTTCATCAAGATCGGTGTCGGTGCTGCCCTCAATGCGATGAAAGACGTTGTAACGACTGTTTTGACCACGATACGTAGCACGTTTGTCAGAATTTTCAATGAAATCTACAATTTTGTTAGAGGTCTTTTTGGTCGTATTGGTGAAGCCATTGCTAGCGCATTTAAGGTCTCGCTAAACTTCATTATCGGTTTGGTCAACAAGGTCATTGGTGGGGTTAATACGTTGATCCGAACTTTCAATAAGTTACCTGGCCCCGACATTGGTGAAATTGGCAAGGTTCCTACCCTGGCTCAAGGTGGCATTGTCACTGGTCCGACGTTGGCGTTGATTGGTGAGGCTGGGCCGGAGGCTGTTGTGCCGTTATCTCAGCAGTACATGCCGGACTTCCTAAAAGGTGACAACGGCAACGGTGGCGGTACGACGGTCATCCAAATCCAGGTGGATGCCGGGTTGGTTTCGTCGCCAGATCAGGTGGGCCAGCAGATCATTGAGGCTATCCGTCGCGCTGAACGGCGTTCAGGTCAGGTGTTTGCAGCGGCATGAGTTTGGTTGACGTCAAGGTCGAGTTGGGTTTCAATTTTGCGGGGTCTTCTGCCGGCGTTTTCTATTTGGACTCTGACACGTTTGGTATCCTCGGCACATCCCGGTTGGGTGATCTAGTTTTCTTTGATGTCAGCCAATATGTGAAAAGTTGTTCGTCTAATCGGGGCCGGTCAAGACAGTTGGATTATTACAACGCTGGGACTGCAACGGTCGTGTTCGATAATCGTAACCGTGAATTTGACCCCCTAAATCAGTCGTCAACTTATTATGGCGGTATTGAACCTCGAGGTTTGGTTCGTATCACAGCTGGCGGCAACCCTGTTTTTTACGGGTATATAAACGACTGGAATTTGTCTTACGATTTAGCCGGTAACGATGTAGCGACGGTTTATTGTTCTGACGCTTTCTCTATTCTTGCCAATCAAGTTTTGACCGCTTTTACCCCTTCGGCAGAACTGTCTGGTGCGAGGGTTAACACTGTGTTGTCGAGGTCGGAAGTGGATTTTGTTGGCGGTCGTAATGTTGATGCTGGCACGTTGACGCTCGGCGCTTATGCGGTCGCTCAGGATACGAACGTGCTGAACTATTTGAGGCAGATTGAACGGTCGGAGAATGGCGCCTTGTTTGTTGACGCTGCGGGCGATATCACATTCCTTGGACGGACTGCGGTGCCGACAACTAGTGTGATCACTTTTTCTGATGACGGGTCGGGTGTCCCATATCAATCTTTAACAAATCAGTTCGGTGATGAACTTCTATATAACTATGTGAGATTGACTAGCCCTGCTGGTGCCGAACAGATAGCTTCTGATGCTGCTTCCATTTTGTTATATCAGACTTCCCAGTTGTCTTACGACGACCTTTTGAATAACAGCACAGGCGTTGTGAACTTTTTGGCTGTCTCATATCTGAACAAGTTTTCGACTCCACGTTTGCGTTTGACAGGGTTTGGATGTCAACTTGTCGGTTTAGATTTGTCAGATGTCAATTCTGTTTTAAGTTTAGATTTGGCTGATTATGTCTCTATCAAGAAGTCGTTTGAGGTTGGGACGCCAAGTTCTTATACTCAATTTTCGAGGATTTCTGGTATTTCTCACAATGTGACGCCTGGTTCCCATACTGTTACTTTCAGTATTGAAAACGCTGAGGGTAGTTTGTATCTGGTTTTGGGGGATGTTTTGGCTGGCCAGTTGGATTACAATTTGTTAGATTTCTGATAGGAGTATTTGATGCCTGGTCCTGGTACATGGTCTTCCGGTGATATTTTGACGGCAGCCGATTTGAACGCTATCGGTTTATGGACGTCCTATACGCCGGTGGTTACTCAGAATGGTGCTCGAACAGTCACCGTCAATTATGCGGAGTATTCGCAGATTAATAAGCTGTGTTTCGTCAATTTGGATTTGTCATTGACGAACGCTGGCACTACCGCCAATCTTGTTACTGTCAGTTTGCCGGTCAATTTTAGTTCTTCTGTTGTTCGAAGAGTTGCAGGTAGCGGCTTGTTATATGACTTGAGTGCTACTGATGTTATTTTGTTGACTGCTATTTATAACTCTGCTTCAACTGTTCGTCTTTTGACTGAAACAACGACTGATAGTGCTAGCGGTTTGGGTGTCAATCCTGCTTTTGCGTTGGCTAGTGGTGACGTTATATCTTTGTCGCTTGTTTATGAGACGGTTTAACGATGGCTACTTTTGGGACGTTTGTTGACGGCGCAACGCTGAAAGCTTCAGAGTTGAATGATCTTTTTATTAGGACTTCATTTACTCCTGTAATCAGGCAGTCGGCTTCCATTACTACTTCCGGGGCGCCAACTGGTTTTTATCAACGTGTCAACAAACTAATTTTGTGTCAAATTGCTTTAACAACCGGCAACCCTGGGACTGCTAATAATCGTATTGAAATTGATTTGCCTGTGACTGCGGCGACTAATGCTGAGCGTGTTATAGGTTTTGGCTATATGGAGGATGATTCAGCCAATGATGTTTTGCGTGTCGCCGTGGTGCGTGTTTCGACTACCAGGGTCGCTTTTCTTGCTGAGGGCAGCACAAGTTTGACTACTTATGTTGGGCAGACTGGTGGCCCTACGTTCACTATCGATTCGGGCGATAGATTCAGTTTGAATATCGTGTATGAGGCAGCCTGATGACCACCCTGCCGATTTCCCCGTTGGTGATGCCGTCGACGTTGCGGGGTCGTGAGAACGGTAAGTTGCCGCCGGAGTTGTTGGCTGAGATTGGTGTGCCGGGTGCGTTGATGGAGCGGACGGCGGCTCGTGCGTTTCGGGCGATGTTGGGGGAGATGCGTCGGGGTGGGTTTGATCCTCGGCAGGTGGGGCATTACCGGACGTTCCAGCAGCAACTCAACTTGTTTCTGAGTCGCTATCAGCAAGCCTCACAAACCACATACAACTCCACGCCAAGCCAGCATCGGAAGGTGTGGCAGGATGCGCCCAGGCACGGTTACAGCTCTATCTACTGGGTGAAGAAACTGGTTAACGGGCGTTATCCGGCGACGGCTGCGACACCGGGGAACTCTAATCATGGTTGGGGTTTGGCTATCGACCTCGCTGAGGAGTATGACGCCGATACTGCACCGGATTCGATTAGGAGCCAGTGGGTGACGTGGCTGGTCAATAACGCCCGGCGGTATGGGATTAGCGCAGAGTTGCAGTCTGAGCCGTGGCATTGGCGTTATGTGGCCGGGGATGCTATCCCTCAGGCGGTGTTGGATTTTGAGCGTGGTGTCGATGTGATACCTGCCGACGTACCGACGCCGATACTCGTGTTTGCTTATCCTGGTACACCAGTCCGGTTGGGCTCTCAGGGTGACGCTGTGAAACTGGTGCAGGCTGCCGTCGGCGCTACCGTCGACGGCGATTTCGGTGCTGCTACCGACCGGCGTGTCCGTGATTGGCAGGCCCGTAACGGCATGTTGGCTGACGGTGTGGTTGGGCCTGTGACTTGGAAGCGGATGTTTGGGTGATGGCGTGGATGAGGTTCAACGTCGACGCCGGGTGTTTCGTGCCTATAACCGTGGGGTAGTTCGGAGGCGTCGTATGGGTAAGCCGATTGTGGTGACTCAGACGATGATTGTTGACATGTTCGCTGGGCATCCGGATTTGGATCTGGACCGGGATTGTGTTGTGCTAAATTTGGAGGATATCCGTGAGCTGCGTTGGTTGGATGCTGAGATTGGTTTGGAGCATCTGGCCGGGTTGCATGACGGTTTCTGTCCGTATGGCTGTCTGTTTAATCGTTTGAGGTGAATGTATGCCCCCCTGGAAGCATCGGCGCAGGCTGATCTATTTCACTGTTTTGTTGGCTGCGGGGATGATCGTGTTTGCTGCGGTCACGTTTCGGAGTGATACGAATGTGGCCGGTCAGCTGATCGTGGGTGGCGTTTCTTTGTTGTCGATTACGTTGACGGCATATACGGCTTTTGCCACGTT